ACGACGGAAGTATTGCCGGTCGTGGGGTCAAGGCTGATATCGGAATCTTGGTACTGCGCCTCGATCAGGTAGTTGATCGACTGGCCAGTCGTCCCCGGCGCGGCGAAAGTGGCCGTTGTATAGGTTCCGAGTTGGATGCCCTGTTTTAGGATCGAGGACGCCGTGTTTTGCGGCAATGTGCCGCACGCGGTTGCCTCAATCGGCTCCATTTGATAAATCTCGCCAGCGCCAATCTGCAGCGTCATGCCAGCAGGAGTGGTCGGCGTGCATGGCAGTCCGTTGGCAAAGGTGTTGGTGCCGAATGCCGCAGCGCAGACCTTGGCAAGCGCGATCATGGCAAGCTGTCCGGGTGAGCTTAAATTCCACTCGAGCAACTGTTGGCCTACATATGTCTCAAGACGTCTCATGGCGAGCCCATAAAAAAAGACCGCACATGGCGGCCTGTTGGTGAAATTGTGGTTTTTGCTAGTTGGTAATACAGACGCCGACGTTCGTCCCGATCGGTCGGCAAGCGTTGATCGCGGCGTAGATGGCCGAATCAGATGCGGTGGAGATCTCGGCGGAAAGCGACCCGGTATAGCTCAACGATCCAGGGGCATTTGCGGATGTACGGACGATGGCGTTGCTATACCCGGCGCCAGCAGACCCGCCCGTGACGAGAGGCCGATGGGCGGTGATTAGGGCCATATATGGCACCAATGACCCCATGCGCGCCACGCCGCAAAAACTCGCAGGCCCAGGCGTGCCGCCGCACGACCCAGTGTCGAGCGGTCGATTTGGCTCGAAGATGGTCGGCGCGCGCCCGGTCAGTTTGGTCAGCATGTTGATCATTGCTGGCCGCGTGGACTTCTGCTGCAAAATGTTCGCCCGAACGCGCGAGATATAACTTGAGTCGCTTTCGTTGGGATTGCGCGGTAGGTTACCCCCGAAGAAATCGTAGGCCCACAGGTCAATCCAACCGCCAGAAGACGATCCGAGCCGGGTCTGTGCCCTGGCAAAAACGATCAGCAGATAGATCGTCGAGAGCACTGAAGCTATACCACCCAGCAGGCCGCCGATAACCGGCGCCGCCGACCAGTCGCCAAACCAGCCACGCGGCAAGTAGGACTGCAGGCGCGACAAGATATCGCTTTGATCTCCAGTCGCCATTTAAGTCACCACTATCGTGCCAGCGGTAATCCGCTGCTGGGTTGTTGGAGTTAGATCCGCTGTTGATCCGTTGAGCAGTACGCCAGTCACATTGGTAACGCCGGCGACCGTGTAGGCAGTTGTTGCAAGCATTGACCATGGCAGCATCACGTCGTCGCCAAGTCCGTTGATATAGGACTGCAGCGCAGCCTCAACTAGCGCAACAACGGCGGAATGCACGTATCCGCTGGCGGTGGCGATGGCCATCGATACGGCCGCCACATTGAGCGTCGGTGCGTGAACGCCGTACGTGACGGTAAGTGGTCGGGCCGATTCGACGGCATTACTGACATTTGCCAGCGTAGTCGATGACGGCGATCCGGTGCCATCATCTGCAATAACCGTGAAATATCCGGTTTGCGCCGATCCGTTGTACTGCGTGTTTTCGAGAATGACCCCGGTGATATTCTGTCCAACGCTGGTAATCGCGTTCATGACTGCCGCAAAGGTCGCGGACTTCAGGCTGGCAATCCACAGCACAAAACTTACACGTGCCGCAGAATCGCTCTGTGCCGCAACGCCATTCGAAAAGGCCGCTGCATTGGTGACATAATCCACACCAGGGATGGCGGTACCGAGCGTATTCAGCGCACCCAATGCCAAATTGCCAATCGTGCCAGCGGTCGAGCATTGAACTGTGATCTGCGCGCTGGCTTGGCCGACAGGGATGATGTAATAGCCGAGCGGCGCGTTGTAATTCGCGTTCGTTGTGTCAGCGATGACGGTAAAAATAACCGTGCCATCGCTCGATGTGACAGTAGCGCCTGGCGAGATATCCGCCTGGTTTGTTGGTGTGTATCGCCCGAACGTCTCCTGGCCGCTCGCCACAACCGCTGCCTCTCGACTCCATCCGAATTGAGCAAAAAAACTGTCGAGGTCTGGCCCACTACTTGTCGCTGCCCGGGTCAGTGCCATCGCTTGCAGAATCAGCCCTTGCAGCCAGAGCGCGACACCGGAGGTGGCCTGTCCGACTGCCAGCAGAACCGAGCCTTTCGTGAAATCGATCAGCGACGCGCACGCGCCCTGCACTGCCGTGGCGAAGTTGCTGACGATGCTGGAGAACGATTGTTGATTTAGATTTGCCATGGCTGCCTAAGAATTGGAAACATCGAAATCGACGGTTTGCGTCGTAGCCGTGTTGGCGTCGGTGTACTGAATCGTCACGCTGGACAATCCACCGTTTTGCAAAACAGAAATGCTTGGCTCCGGAGTTGCCGCCACGACCGACTCCAGCCGCATCTGGCCCTTGATGAGAGCCTTGAGCGCTGACGCATTGCCGGGAGACCCAACTTTCCTCGCGAGGCCACCCCCGTATGTCGGCTCCCATGTGTAATCCGGCGAAGAGATCGGATTGCCAGATTGATCGCTGAGTTGCGGATTAGTCAGGAGTCGGCGGTAGATGCGCTGAGTGCCAGTGGTCGTTGCGTCCGCTAGCGCAAGGTCTCCTGATGGCGAGACGCTCAAATCGCTGCCGTAATAGTGCGAAACATCGATGGTCATTGCGTGCGCCCATAAAAAAACCCGCCGAAGCGGGTTCTGTTGGTTTGAGCGTTTAGCCGCCCAGTGTGGTCGAGGTCATATGACTCGGGCCCATTTGCTGGGTCGGTACATTGGTTTGATTGCCCGTGCCATTACTCAGATGCGTGTGTCCATTAAACAGCGACTCGAACGCCGAGGTGATAAATGCCATCAGGGTTTGGCCGGATGCACCCAATGTGATTGCCGGTGCGGTAATGGCCGCAGAAACAGCCGCGACAATTGAGGCGGCCTTTGCCGATATGGTTGCGTTACCGGTGATGGTTGCCGTCATGTTCCCGGCTACGATCGCGTTCAGATTGCCCGCGGTGCTGACGTCAATATCACCGTTGGTCACCAGCTTCAAAAATGAACCGGTGGAGTGAACCGCCCAGATCTCGCCGGACGGAACGGCAATCGCCTGCTGCGTGGTCGAGAAAATGCGCCCAACGATGGTGCCGGACGATGCGTCGCCAAGTTCGAATACCACCAGAACCTGGTCGCCAATCTGAGGCCCGACAGCAACGCCCCATCCGTTACCAATGCCAATGGCGCCAAGCGGCATCCAGTTGGACTCTTCCCCCTCGGGCTGAATCAGCACTTTTACGGCATGGTTTGATGCGTCATAGCTGCTGATCGTGGCGATTTCTGGCCACGCCATGTCACTCATCGCCGCGCGCGCCTGCTGCCGCATGGCGTTTGCCATGAGATCACTGCCCTTGCTCATAGCATGATCTCCGAGTCTGGCGCGTGGCTCTTGGCAGATATGGTCATGTCGTATCCATCCTCCACGCTCAATGTGCGGCTGATTGAATCTGGATAATAAAGCTGGTCAAACGCGGTTCCGGTTCCGCTCACCCTGATGATTGACGTGGTATCTAGGCTGTTATCCCCCGGCATGGTTCCGTCCATGATGAGCTCGTGCGCAATCAGCTGCCGATACCAATTCTGGGCATGCTGCAGCGCTTGATCTTGCGTGAGGTTCGGGATGCGCTTCGAGTAGATCTGCGCGCCAGCGCCAACAGACGATTGGCCAACCTTGATGGTTTTGACATTGGAAGGGTACGTGACGGTAAAGCCCTTGCCTTGCCGTTTATTCCACGAGCGAATCTGCACCTGAATGCCGCGGGACACCGTCAAGGCCCTCTTGAATTTCATGCGTTCGAAATTGGCGCTTGGAACCCCGCCCACAGGCGACTGCTGATAAATCAGGTCGTACGGCGCAATTTTCCCCGGGTCTGGCGCCGGCTGGAAATACAGCGTTTGCCCACGCACCCAGACGTTGAAGCCTTCGCTATCCGCCAGATAGGTCAAGATGTCCCATTCTGACTGCGACTTAGCCATTTGGACGTGATCTATCTGGTAAAACTTCCCGACTTTGGCCGTTGTCTTGGTAACCGACGGTGTTAACCCATGTTTTTTTGCGAGCGCCGTAGCAATCTGGCTAGCCGTCTGATTTGGCCATTTCTGCGTTGTCTTCGTGTCCACAAAAACACGAGTTAAATCCCGTCCAGTCACGGAAAATGTCTTATTTGCAAGATCTACGTCTTCGATATCGTCCACTTGGCCGTAGATCCAACTTTGCAGCTCAGCCGGGGTGTAAAACGACGGGTTGTCCGGGAACCCGATGAACAACTCGACAAACATGTCTTCCTGCTCGCTAAACCACGCCAAATTCCGATCCGGCGGAAGCCCTTTTATCGCGAACGTAACGCGAAAGGTATCGACCGAGTAATACCCGACGTTTTCCACCTCAAGCTCGACCCAGCCTGGGATAATCTCGCCATTGATCTTCACGGCGCCGCGAGGTCGGCGCGCGGTCGGAGTGAGAAATGCAGTCATGGGAAACCTATGAGGTGAGTACTCCGCCACTGGAGTTGTTGTACGGCGGGATGGTCAGCACGGTAATGCCAGCGAGTGTCGGATCGGTCAGGCCATTGGCCTGCGCAATCAATACCCATGCCGTTGGGTCGCCATATTGCTTCGCGGCGACGTCATACAGGTTCCCGCCGCCTACGGTGATCGTGCGTTCGCTTGAGTTGGCCTGGTTAAGGTTCTGAATGACGCGCCCGAACAGCCCTTGTAATTGCACGAGGCCGGTTTGCTGATTGTTTGCAGCTAACTGAGCCTCGAATGCGGCCAGGTTCGCCGCTGGAGACGTAGACGGCATAATGCCACCAGGTGTGCTCACGCTAGACAGCGTCGTATCCGTTGTGGCCGACAACAGATCGACAGCCGTCAACGCGGCGCTGGCCGCTTGGATGATCGGAGCGACGTCGCTATACGATGCGTTGTCGAACGACGCCACGGCAGCGACTTGGGCGGCAAAGTTGGTAACCGTATTTGAGATAATCGCGCTGTTTACCGCTGCAGCGAGGCTGACAATGCTATTGACGTCGGCGGTGATGACCGCTGTGATGTCGGAAAATGGGTTGATCGA